ATGACGTTAGTTGTAGCAGGTTATGAAGGTGACGAGATCTTTTTTATAGGTGACTCTGCAATTACTTCAGATAATGTGCCATTACTTTCTGGTTTTAAAAAAATATATGCTGTTCCTATTGTAGTACATGCACCATATTTTTTAAGAACATTTAAAAATTATGTGCCTTTTAGAGGTTATCAAGGTGAATGTGTAATAGCCTTAGCTGGAAGTACATTGATAGCACAGCATGTGATAAATAGTGTTGTTGGGCATTTAGATAAGATAAGGGTAAAACATGATTACGATGAAAATGGTATTAAATATTCATTAATCAGGCATTGTAATACACGAGATAACCAATTATATGGACCTGCATATACAGAATATGACGATGATGTATATTTAGATAGGGATATTTTTAATTCTATAACTATTGATAATATTAAGCAGATTATTGAATATTCAATAAAAGAAGCTCTTAGTTCAGCATCTAAACATGTTTTAGGTCCTGATAGTTGGAAAAGAGTGATTAATAATGAGTATCTATTTGCTTTATCTTGCCCGCATACAAGAGAAAATTTTCTTTATCAGGTTAAATTAACAGAAGAACAAACGGATACGGGTATCAAGGCAGTACCTATAATTACTCAGATTCCTAAGGGGAGCATTGGAGTAATTGGTATGAAATCTTATATAAATGAGTTAAATACGGAGTATCAAAAACTTCTTGCTATGCCATCTAAAATTTCATTAGGGATGTTAAATTGTATAGAAGCTATTATTGAAAAGTGTAATTCAGAGGGTGATAGAGGTGTGGCAAAACCAATTATTTATAAAAGATTTAATGGTAAGTTGGTTAAGGGCTTAACCGTTAGTGAAAATGGTAGTTGGTGGAAACTTGATGTTGATGAAACACCTATAAGGGTTTTAGATAAAGAGAAAGAGCAATCTTTACACGATTTCCCTAAGTTTAAATTTGGAGAAATAGATTTTAATTTCTAGTATCGTCAACTAATTGTTGTTGATGTGGTACAGCAATAGCTTCCCATTCATCATAAGACAAAATAGGTGGAAAAGCGGCTACTAATTTAATAGTAGTCGCTTTGTTCTTTCTATGGGTTTCGACTTTAGCTAAACGCCTTTGAAAGTCTTTTAATACCTTAGCCATTATCGGTATGACCACAATTAGGGTTAGGGTATTGTGCCCACGGTTGCCCCTGTAGCATGGTTTTAACCGTTACTGGTACTGTAGGGGGTATATAGTCGCTAAATGGGTGTAATGGGCTATTTAGCTTTTCTTCAAGCTTTGCAAATAAGGGTTTAATAAATATTTCTTCGAGTTCATCGCTAGAAGCATATAAGCCCATGATGTGTATTAGATTATGCATTGCAACCAAACGTTCACTTGGTGAACCATGTGCAATATCCTGTGTAAATTTAAAACGTAAAAATTCATATTCTTCTCGTGTAGGCAGGTTCATTAGTGTTTCTCCAAAGCATTAATACGTTGTTCTAATTCATCAATCTGACGAATACCATTTAAAGCATTAATAGCTTCAATGATTTGTTTACCCACATCAGGTGCAACATTGCCGTCAGCAATTGCCTGTAAAACTGACTGAGCTTGTTCTGTAACACTTGCCGTGGCATCTAATTCAAACTGGACTGTTTCAGTTTGAGCTTTAAGCGTTGGTGCAATACGGGAAAGGACTAAGCTAGCCGCTTGCATATCGCCTGAAAGGGCAGATTGAATCACTACCTTGGCAATATCATCAGCATCAGCTAATAGGGATTGATTTACTTTCATTCGTTTATCAATAATCCCTTTTGGACGACCTTGTGGGTTAGGGGAGTTCATCCCCTTACGCCAATTTGGATTTCCTGCTGTTTTAGTCTTTGAATTTGTGGTCATTACAATTCCTTGATCTAAACTATTAATTATCAATTTCAAAGATCGACACGTTGGTCATTTAAAATGAATGCTTGTTCTGCTTCGTTTTTCGCTTTGCGAAGTTTTTGAATAACGTGTGATGGTTTACCCACTGCTTTTTCTACTTCTTTAAATACCAATCCACCACGTTCACCCAGTAGTGTTGCTGCATTCTTCATGACTTTTAATCGCTTAGCTAAGGCAGGATTTTGAATTTCATGGAGCTGACGTGTGTAATGTTGAACTTCAATATCTGTTAAACCTGAAAGGTATGATGGAGCACCTAAAAGGGCTTGAAGTGTTTGCAAGTCTTTTTTCTGCTGTGCTTCTTCAATGAATTTGCGACGCTTGCTGTTATTCATGTTTTTAACATGCGAACGTATTTCATTAGCCACAGGGTCATTAGCACCTGCTGTCAAAGGCGTGGTTAGTTCCTTTTCAATATGTGTAATGCTTTTACTTAGATTTGCATTTGCAGAATCAATAGATTTAGTAATTTTAAGAAGCTTCTTAGTTGCAAAATCATCAGTTTGGATTAATTGAGCTGCTTCATTCCAAACAGGATTTCGCTTACTTGCTTCACGTGCTTTATGAATATCATTGATACCTTCGTAGGCTTCGCTCAATGCTTGTGCAGCAATGTGAACATAAGAAGCAGTTTCTTCATCATAGCCTTGAAGGTGCTTGATATTGTCGGGATGTAGTGATGGTGTAATTAGAGGATATATAGACATTTTGAACTCGCATATTGGTTGCATAATTACTTATTGCTTACAACATACGAAAAACAAATTAAAATGGCGACGAAATCAAATAGATACAAATTATTTACAGCAAATAACAAATTATATGGGGGTATAAACAAGCATTTTTGTAGTGCGAAAAACAGCCGTTTTAAGCGGGTTTTTAGGGTAGCCAGTACCTTTGTACCAACCGAGTGCTTAAAGAGGCTATTTACCCCTGAAAGTCGTGCTAATTTCGCTATGTTTAAACCTGTATTTTGGGGTAAAAGGTTTAATAATTTAATTAGCAGCAAGTAATCATATTTTTAACCACAGTATTAATTATTAGCTTTTGCTAACCTTTTGCGGTGTTTTTGCTTTAGTTTTTTTTCAATATTTATAAAAAATAATAGCTTAAGTTTTGCTTTTGCGTTTTTGCGATTTTTGCGGTCGAGGGCAGTAAGTAAAAAACTAAAATTTATACAAATGCTATAAAAAACAAATACATAAATAAATTTACTTAAAAATTGCCTTTAAGGGTTTCGCAAAAACCGCAAAAATCGCAAAAAATAATAATAAGTAATTGTTTTTAAATTTAAAATATAAAAATTAAAATCGCAAAAACACCGCAAAAGGTTAGCAAAAAACGCAAAAGGTAGCTTAAAGCTACCTTACTGTGGTTATCAATTCACAAGTTTAGGGTTCAGTGCAATATATTGTTTCTTACCCTTGCCTCTTTTAAATAGTCGAATACATTTAAGGTTTTCTAATGTGCTTAAGAGACGTCTATATTGTTGTAGATTGCCTCCTACTTTGTACCTTGTATTTGCTCTAAATTTACTATCTTCAATAATATATTCATTCTCATCACAATGATCTTTAATTTTTTCTAATAGATGAATACTAATAATATAAATAATAATGAATGTTGAGATAATTGTGGGATTTGATGGGATATTGTGGGATTGAATGGGATAACTTTTGAAAAGGCTTTTCATAATTTGAAATTAGAAAGCGGACGGATGATCCGCTTTTTTATTCGCCGAATAAATCAAGATTTGGGTCTTGGCGTGTAGGCAGCTTTTCTTCTGAATTTACGATACCACGAATTGAGCGCAAAGTTACACCGAATTTTCGAGCTAGGCTTTCTTTTGATACTCGTTTTTTCGCAAGCTCTCTAATTTGACGATTGCGCATAGCGACAGTTATTGGTGTGCCCATTGGCACTTCAATGGTTTCATTTCCTAATTGTTCTGCGAGTAATTGAAGCTTGCTGAAGCCAATAACCTGAGCAAGCTCCGATTGTACGTTAAGTGCGTGACATTTCGGAATGAAAACCTTAGTGCCGCCAAAGGCATCAATTAAATTCAGTGCATTCTCAACCTTGATCAAGCGTGCAATGAATATAAAATTTTTAGGCATCAAGTTAATGATCTCATCGTCTGTGAAAACCTGTTGTGCATCAGTAATGTGTGGACGATAAGCCATGATAAACCTCCTAAGCATCCTGAGTGATGCGTTCAATTCCACAGCGCTTGCACCACTGACGTAAATGGTTGATTACCATGTCTGCGCTTTCACTGCTTAAAAATTGCAAAGCACTAACTTTCACTCGATTCTCAATGAATTTTGCCAATGCTTGTTCACTACCATTTTTGACTTGCCCTGCCTCATGAAGTTGAAGCCATAAATGACGAATCAATTTGCTCTGTGAGTCACTTGCTAAGTTTTTAACACCAGTTTTATCTTTTGACTCGACTTCAAAGCCTAATTGTTTGAGACGATCCAATACAGCTTCAAGCTGTGCTGGTGTCAAAAGTTTAGAACTAGTTTTGCCAGTGGTACTTTCCAAAATGTCGCGATAGACATCGTCCTCAAGACCGAGCTTTGTTTTTGCTACGTGAATGAGCTTGATCAAATTAAGCTTTTTATTAAACTTCGGCATTATCAGAACACTCCCTTAGCTGCATCAAATAGACCGATTAATGCAAGTACTGCAAGTGATACAGATGATCCAGCTTTTAAGATATAAGAGCGACGCTCGAAGACAGTTAAGCCTTTGTTGTTGCGTGTGATCCAAGCAATTTTTGCTTCATTGAAGCAATGGTATAAACCAATTAAGAACACAGAAAAAAAAGCGAGAATTAGCATTGTGATTCCTCCATCATTGCATCAGCCTGTTTATAGGCTTCTTTTGCAATCCATTGGCTAACTTTTAAGCCTTGCCCATTTGCAAGATGCTTAAGTCGCTGGTAAGTACTTTCAGAATCTATGCTGGCAATCATTGCTTGCATGGTTTTAGTAGCAAAATAATCACGTTTTGAAACTTCGCTCATGAGGGTTCTCCTATTAAAGGTAATGCTTGTTTCGCATCAGCCAAACTTGAGAAGAAATGAAATACTAAAGGTACCGCGCGGAGAATATGAATTGTGCCTAAGTACTGCCCAATAGGTTTATTAATCTCATGACCTGTTCCAACACAAAGTACTTCATATGAAATCTTAGGCATATTAGGATCACAAAGCACCCATAACTTTGGATCGCCATGCTGCGTATCAATACAGAGGGCTTTGCTACCAGCTGGCATTTCAATGGTTTGGTTGTCTTGAATAGCTAAGTCATATTTATAAATGGTTTTGCTCACGCCATTTCTCCTAAACTTTCCACGATTTCAGGTGGTAATTTTTCTAAATCTTCAATTTTGATCATGGCTATTCAATCCAGCTAACGCATTTAGATGTTTTACATTCGGCAGAAATGTGTCCGTTATATGAAGAAATGGAATATTGCAAACACCCTTTGCAAATCGGGCATTCCATCTCATCATGTATGACTTTTTTAGGTTTATCTTCACCATGTTTCTGAGTTATGGCATTTCTTGCTGCCATAAACTTTTTCATAAAATCGCTCATCATATATTCCTCGCTGCTCGTCAGTACTGGATCACGACATCCAGTAGACACAGGCACGAATGCCTGTGTTTCGCTTAGAAGTTTGTTGGTTGTGCTACAGCACGAGTTAAAGCCATTAAGCCTTGTTGTAAATGATTCTCCGCAATATCAATCCAACGATCTGGTTGAGCTGCTATTAATCGATCATGTTCAGCCCAATCTTCAGTTTTAGAGCCGTGATCATTGGCTTTGATCAATTGTTTACTAGCGTTTGCACGTAAAAAATCAACTAAACGTGCTAGTTCAAGCCCTTTAGCTTTGATCTCGTTCATCAAATCAATTTCTTCTTTGGAAAGATAACGATAGACTTTAATTTTTTGGTGTTGGTTTTCCATCTTTTAAGTACCTTCAATTTATGTTTCGTTTATGCTTGGAGCGTGTTTATCGCTCGGTTAATTGCTTGGTGAGCCACGGTATCTTTAGCAATTGTTTGATCAGCTTGATTGACTACGTGGTACTCGAAATATCCGCAAATATTGAATTTTCGGACTAATCTCAAACCTTTCTTTTCGAGCATTTCAATCAAGTGATCTGTTTGTGTTGCCATTATTTCAACGCATCCTTAAATGCTTTGCCTGCTTTGAAAGTTGGTACTTTTGAAGCTGCAATTTGAATCTCTTCACCCGTTTTCGGATTGCGACCTGTACGAGCAGCGCGATCTGTTACCTTAAATGTGCCAAAGCCAACAAGGGTGACTTCACCACCATTTGCCAAGGTATCAATAACACCAGTCTCGACTGCTTGAAGAGCAGCTGTTGCTTGAGTTTTTGAAATGCCAGCTGAAGCTGCGATGTGGTTGATAAGTTCTGATTTGTTCATGTTGAAAATTCCTAAATTAAATAGATGCAATGTCTAGAGAGATAGGTAGATAGACACCTGTTTCATCATTACGGGTGTAAAAGCGCAAATATGCTTTGCTACCAATGATGTTGATACTGTCTGAAATGGCTTGCATCGCTTGTTGCCATTTCGGATGTTTGATATCGATGGTTTTAAGAGCTAGTACTTTGGATGTGCTAATTTCTCCTTTTTTATCTACGTTAAAAGTTCGGTTGATTAGTGCTTTAATTTCGTTTCGGCTTCCATCTGTCCATTCTTCTAAACATTCATCAATCAGTTGTTTTGCTGCTTGAAGTTGCTCATTGAAGCTAATTTTTTCCGCAATATTGCGTTGAATTTTTAAACGTCCGTCGTAGCTACTTAGTGATAAGTTGCCTTTATTGCCTCCAATTTTTGCACCATATTGATCAGCAGAAATTTGAGAGAAGTTGGCAATATCGCTAAAACTTGAATCTTTAAAATTCTTGAGCAAGTCATGTATTTCATAGACTTTTTCAAAAATCGTGCGGACGGTTTGGTCACGCAATTTGTCAATTTCTTTGACATTCGCGTCAGGTATTAATGCGCCTGTGGCATTTTCCCAATAGCCGTGTGGGATATGTTGTGCTGTCATTTTGATGCTCCTTGTTCTTGCTCTAACTCCGCTGCTTTTAAACGGTCAAAGCATTGTTTATGGGTTTCGCCATCAAGTCGTTTTTGATTGACGTAGGCAAAAAGTTGTTCTTGGGGAATATTTTTTAGAGAGCTTTGTTCAATCGCTTTACGCTCTTCATTTGCTTGTTTGATAAGTTCAGAAAATGAAACTTCAGGGCGTGCATGTTTTTGGCGTTCATGTTCAGCTTGATCTATTGCACGTTCAGCATCTGTCTTGGCACGAGCAGCTTGTGTTGCTGCATGTGATGGACGTGACTTTGTATCTTGCACTGGTGCATATTCAGGCTTATATGAAGTGATGACTTCGTATAGATAGCCGTGATTTTTGAGTGGCACTTGCAATTTGCCTTGATCACGACGTTCAATCATGATGTTAATCGCCCATATCCAAGCTGAACGTGGTGCTGGGTATGTGTAATGCCCACGTTTGATCTCTTTAGCAGTGATGTCAGGCGCAATTTCACTGATGAGTTTGGCTGCTCGCTCAAAAGTTAAATCACGACTTTCTGAGCGAAACATTGCTAAGTACTTGACCAGTGGATGCTGTAAATCACCAGTGACACTCAGTGCTGACACAAAGGCTTTGCTTGCATCGCTATGTCCTAGCAATGCATCAAGACTTGTGGTCGCTCCGCAAGCTGGGCATCTAGTTTTCATAGAGATGATCCTTGTGCAGCCTCAACCATCGTTTTAAAGATTTTGATAGTGAGGAATCCACCACCAGCTGCCATACCTGCTTGCTCCATTTCAGTAGTAGGTTGTTTAGGCACAAGCACATAATCTCCGCTGATCAGCTTGTCTAAGTCCTTGGCGAACTGAGCACGTTTACTGTTTGTTTGCTTATTATTTTTCATGGCATTAGCTCCTGAAAAATTGCAAGAATTGAGGCAATTAAAAGCACTAACATAATTGCCCAGCCGATATTTTTTTCATCAAATTTGAGGCGCATGACGTTATCCTCGAATATGTTTTTGCTTAGTTTCAAAAACTGTTTGGCAAGCGATGCACAAAGTCACACTGCCAAGTCTGCGACGTTGTTCGGGAATTTCAGCACCGCATTCTTCACACTCAAAGTTGCTCGGAAACTCAAAACGTCGAATGTTCTGCAAAGAGCGCTCAAGATCGGTTTCAGTAATATCGGAAGCGACATCTGCGTAATCAGCCATAAGTTATTTCCTTTTGTTATTACGTACTTTGGTTTCATCAACTGGTGCACAGCACTCGAACCAAAAACACAAGCCAACTAAAAGATAAAAGCATTGAACTAAGTCCTGCTTTGAATCAGGCACAACTGCATTCAAAACACTTATTACAACTAGCAAAATGAAATAGCTGAAGGCTCTAAATTTGGTCATACTTCCAAGAATTGATTTAAACATTTAGACCTCCATCACCAAGTCACCAGTCACAACTGGTACACCAAGATCAGCAGCAACATTCATTGCACCTGTGATCAAGTTGCCAACTGCAAGGGGGTATAAAAGGCTTTCGTGTTGGTTCTTGCGTCCAACGTTACGTGTCAATTTTGTGCAGATTGCATCAAGTCCAGACTCGTCAATGAAGTCACTAAGCTTGCGATCTGCTGCTTTACAACGATGCTGTAAATAGTCGACTAATGTGGTTTGAGTAAAAGGTTCAAGCGTGACGATTTCACAGCGTTGTACAACTTCTCGAACTTCTTGATTGTTTTCAGCAAGCTTAATTTTGAGTTCATCTTGACCAATCAAAATGATGCTGAGTAAAGGCGTAAAACCGTTCTCAAGTTCAATGAAGCGTTTAAGATGCTTGAGTGTTGGAATCGGCAAGCTGTGTGCCTCTTCGATCACTAATAAGTGGTGATGCCCAGCACGGCTGCTTTCTTTGAGCAAGTTATGAATTTGACGAAAGCGTGCTTCAGGTGAACGTTTTGCATTTGTACTAGGTGCAAGCGCAGCAAGTATTGCTTCCGCAATGTGTGAGGCTTTGAGTGTTTTACCTTTAATGTCATTGTCTTCAGTTGCTAAGACATACGGCTCAATCACAACTACTGGTTCGCGTTCACGTTCTATGCGATCAATCAACTCTCTGCGTAGTGTGGTTTTTCCTGCACCTGATTGACCTACTACCGCGATAAAGGAAGAGTTTCCTTTTGCTGCTTGCCACATTGATTCACGCACATAATTAATGTCGCCATTGTTGAACAGCTCACTAGAGCTTCGAATATTTTCAGTGAATATATTTTTAAACAGCTTGAAATTTTTCTTTGCTGCTGGTGTTAAGGTTTGTTTACGTAGTAGCATAAGTTGCTCGTCCTCCGATGGGTCTACTGCACGCTCACTGTCCAAGGCTTGGTCGTTATTGGTGTGAGTTAGTGCGGTAGTTAATGCTTGTTGAATTTGATCTGCTGCAATTCCTTTTGCTTCCAAAATCTCAGTAAATAGAGACTGAAATTGCTCAGGGTTCTTTTTTGGTCTTTGACCATGATTTACAAAAAGATTGATTGTTGCTGTGCTGACTCCAAGTGGTTTGCAGAGTGAGCTTTGTGCAATGCTGTTTTGTTTAAGTAGCTGTTTTAATGCGCTCATGATTACTCTCCAACCACACGTAATTTAGGTTTTTGGGATTGAGCTTTAATGCCCTCAATGATGTCTGGAATGACTTCTTGTGGAACTTCACCATTTGGGAATGACTGCTGAAGTGCCTTGTAATGTTCAGGTGTCCATAGTTCACCAACCATGCCTCGAATCTGCTTTGCAGCTTGGATTAGGTTGACTGGTGCAACTTGGCGACGTTGTTGTGGAGTCGTCATTTGCTCACCAGCGCGTCTGATATAAGTTGGAACTTCAGTTGCATCGACATCAGCCATTGCGTTGAGTCCTTTGTATGCGACTTCTTTCTTAGCAATTGCCTTATCGACTTGCTCCAGCGTGTCAGCGTTATAAGCATTTTTGAGAATGCTTTTACGTTTCGCATCGATGTTACTTTGTGGCATTGCTGTTGGAGTTTCACCAATGACTGTCGCATCGTCTCTGAAGCCAACCCAATCTGTTTGCATCGGTTCGCATGTGTATGCGATTTCTTCACCATGCTGGTTGACCATCAATACATCGATGCACGGTGCGCGGTATGGATTGACCACAACTTGCAACTTAGCTTTTGGATAAACACCATCAACATGACGCACATCGTAGTCATGTGATCCATAGCCTTTGATTGCATATGGAATGGTCAAGTTGCCTGTTACGGTACGTTCAACTGGTGTTGTAGTAAGTAGCTCTTTGCAAAGCTCAAGCGCTGGTGCAATGCGTAATTGTTGGTTAGAAATGGTTTGCCAAACTGCATTGCGAGTGCGTCTTGTGCGACTATGAATTTTGGTTTCATTCCACATCATGCGCCATTTGGCAGCACTTGCATTGAGCTGGTCTAAGTTCTCAATTTTGATGAAGCGTAAACGTCCCTCGAATTGAGTCTCGACAATGTTATTGCCGTTTTCGACTTGACCTTTTGCGCGTGAATTACCTGTAGCATGAGGGATAAAAGTCACATCCAAACGTTCAAGTAAATTCTTAAATAGTCCTGATGTATTGGCACAGCCTTTATCCGTGTACAGGATGAAAGGCACGCCATGCATCGGCTCTTGTGCTGAACGTTTCTGAATGCAATTTAAGAAAATCTCAGTGAGGTTTTCAGCACTTTCACTACCGTAGACATACTCGACATAAATCGAACCGCTAAAGTGATCTGTAATGACGTATCGAATGACACGGTCACTCTCGATTTTCTTCACGTTCGATGGTTTGTTCTTGTAGAACTTTTTCTCGTCCATGACTTGCAGACCACCGCGAGGGATATAGAACAGAACACAGACTGAAGCATCAACTTGCCAGACATGATTTGGATGCAAAGACTTTTGTTGTGTATGAGCAGTTGGTGTCGCAAGTTGCTTTGGATGACACATATTTTGTTTCATCACACGTGCAATGGTTGCTGCTGATACATTCGGTGCTTTACCATCTGCGACCAAAATCTCAAGTGCAGTGGTTACAGGCAAAGTCTTTTTACCATTAACACGTGTTGCCACATGCACCATGCCTCCAACCATTTCAGCAACTTCAATTGGGACAACTGTTTTGCCTTTGTCTGAACGTTGTTTGCGTTCAGACTTGAATCCAACACTTTCAAGTTCACGATAGAGTTGTGGACGGCTGATCTGTAATGTTTCGCAAGCGGTTTTGATAATGTCAGCTTTGCCACCAAACTTAGCAGCAGTAAGTTTGGCTGCAATATCACGTAAATAATCTAGTTTCGCTAAGTTTGGAGTCGCCATGATTAAGACTCCAACAATGTTTCGACGTTGTGCTGAAGTTGCTGAAGCTCTTCAACACCCAGTTCGTCTTTGTTCGAGTCATCAGCCATCCAGCTAGGTGAAACCATCGCTTCAAAATCTATCTGAACCCCAAGAGTTACACTTGTTTGTGCGATTTGCTGAAAGGTTGCAATCACGTTCGCTTCAAGTTGTTCTTGGATGTCATACAAACCATGTTCTTCGATTGCATCGATAACAGAGTTAATTTCATTGGTGAAACGTACCGTATCGTTATGCATCTTTAAGCATGCAGCACTAATTTCTTCTAAAGCTTTTTTAGCCAGTTGTTGCTGTTCAGTCTCTGCACGTTTTTTAATTTGTGCAGGGCTTTTTAGCTTGGTGTTTTCTTCAAGCAGCTCATTAGTTTTTTGATCTTTAGTTTTAATGACTTGCTCTTTGGCTTCGATATCAGACTTTGCATCACGTAAAGCCTTCTTGAGTTCACGCACTGACATTGTTTCTATACTGTCTAAGTTGACATCGCCAATGCTGCCACCTTGTTCAATGATTTCTATTTCGCTGTCATCTAAAACAATTAGTTCAAGAAGTTTTGATTGTGATTTAACTGTTTTTAAAACGGGAGACGTTTCCTGTTTTGAAAACTTCAACGTCGCTGCCATTAATCTACGAGCGAGACTGGGATCGAATCCTAAGAGTTCAATGCGGCTTGTAAATTCACCATGTGGAGTTTGCTCTTTAAGAAGCAATAAACGTTTCCCTAATTCAAATAGGTCTTCGATAGTTCTACGTTGGTATAACCGAATGCCATCTTCTAGAGCGCCAATTGATATATCACCGTCATAGTTAAGTTGGGTTGCAAGTACACCAATTTTCTGAGCATATGTAGATACGGCTAATTCTGTTGTTTCGTTTTCAATATCCATGTGTTACACCTCAGAAAGTTACATTGGTACGTTGTTCAAATTCAGCTATACGTGCTTTTGCACGATCTACTTCGGTAGCATGGGCTTTTGCCATTTGTACAAGCGCAGCGCTTAAAGTGTATGTGCCGTCTTCTTCTTGCTTTGCTAAGCCTTCTTCAACAAGGGTCTGCAAAGCACGGGTGATTGTTGCTGGTGATTCGCCAAGTTTTTGAGAAAGCTTTTGGTTAGTTACGCCAGTTAAGCTGTGACCGCGCATCGCTTTCAAAACTTTGAGAACTTTAGATGCTGATTTAACTGCGCTCATTTATGTAGCCCTCTAATTTCACTGCTGTTGTATTTGAGCGAAGCGAGTTCTTGCTGTAGTAATTCGTTATCTAGTTCAGCCATAAACCAGCCGAAATATCCTAATGTCACAACGAAAATGAAAATCAACGTTAATGCATGGTCTTTTTTTGTCATGGTCTTTCCCTTATAGTTGTTATGCAAAGTTTGGGTAAATTTTGCTATTTTTAGCGTTAACTATTGGTTTAGCTTTCATGCCTAGTGCTACTGCAATTTGAAAGCCTTTACCCTTGGTGGCTTTGTTATAGCCATTGATGACACGGTAAACCTCGCTTGGATCAAAGTTGTTGCGGACAGCCCAAGCGTGAACAGTGTCACCACATGCAATAAAGTCCTGTTTGACTTGGTCGCCTGTTTTGAGTTGAGTCATGGTTTTAGTCCTATGAGGTGGTTATGAGTTTGAAAGAATTTCCGAAAGGCTCTTTAATGTTTGCGTCAGAAGATGATGTGCCGCCTTGGTCTGATGTACAGAAAGATGCTCAAATTGAGGCATTGCGTTATGCATGGTTTGCGTTGGCTCGCACTTTGCACAATGAGGGCATTTTGGATATGAAAGAAGTTCAGACTGAGCTTGAAGATGGCACTTGGGTGTTTCAAGATTCGCCAACAAAGGATGCTGTGAATTACTTCGTTTCAACGACTGCATACATGCATTCAAAAATGAATCCATTCGTGAAGCGGAAGAAATAAGTGGCAGGTATTGATTGAATTTTTCAAGGCACTCAGAAAGTTGCTGAATGCTTAATTGTTCAACAATTTCTTTTGCTTGTTGATATGACAGTGTTTGTTTGCCATTTGCTCTTGTGCTGAAGGCAACCATACCTGCAACCATTTCATCAAAATCGGTATTTTGTTGGTTTGTATTCATCACTTTCTTCCTATTTTTAAGTGGTGATTGTTGGGCAATTTTGGTGAAGTTCTTCACCTTAATAATGTAATAATGGTGTAATTAATTCACTTAGTCAAGAGGTTTGGTGTGGAAATTCCACTTATTGAAAAAATAATGACAGCATTGTCTGTTAATACACAGACCAAAATGGCTGAAATTCTTCGTGTTTCACCAGACAGAATTAAGAGCTTAGTTAACGGAAGAGCTAAAGGTCTATCGCTTGAAGAAATGAAAATATTAGTTAAAGAACATAATATTAATGCTGAATGGCTAATTACTTTTGAGGGAAATATCTTCAGAGGTGAAAAAATTACACCAAAAAATGATGGTTTTAATGGCGAGTTTTCATGTATTCCTGTTCGTAACGTAACAGTGTCTGCTGGAGATGGGGCAAACAATGATAATGAAAATGTTTTGTATCATTTTGCATATCGAAAAGATTGGTTAAAAAGTCGTGGGTTATTTGAAAAAGATTTGGAAATTATTGTTGTTCGTGGAGATAGTATGGAACCAACGATCAGTGATGGTGATTCTATTTTAATTAACACGGCTGAAAATGAACCTCAAGATGGTCATATTTATGTGATTCGTAGTGGTGAAACCTTATGGGTTAAGCGAGTACAGCGAATGCTTGATGGGTCACTTTCCTTGATTTCTGATAATAAAATGTATGCACCAATGATATTGGATTTGGAATCCACACCAGATGTCAAAATCATTGGTAAAGTTGTAAACTCAAGTAAGAATTTCTATTAATGGTCAATATATGAATAATTCAATGAGATCAGCCTCTAGATACTTTCAAAGAAATTTTTTATTAGGGGTTTTAATTCTTATTATTGTAATAACTAAAGCAATTTTATGGATGTTTAGGGAGTGATTTATGAAATCTTTTTTAGTTTTTTTTGTATTTATTTTTATTTCTATTCCTTGCTATGCTGATGTTCATAAGTTTAAAGGTTCTGATGGCAGCACATTATTAACCAATCGCCAACCTACAATTCATTCAGGGGTAGCTCTTAGTAATGCTACAACTCATGATTTGCAGCCTAACTCAAAATCACAAATTGACAATCAAATTAATTATTCATATGAAGGAACAAAAAAATATATCCCCACTAAGGAGATAGTAAAAGTAGGTACAAGAGATGTATATAAGCAAGGTTGGTGCAAAATAAATAATTCAATTGTTCCTTGTTATAATTATGAGAAGACCTTACCAGCAACTAGTTTTCAAGTTGAAAGCTCAAAATCTATAGAGGTAAGCCCTGATGAAGTATTGCAAGAAAGTATCAAATCCTTATCTAAATAAATAGAATTCTTTATAAAACATTTAAGGGGCAATAATTTGAAAATAACAGCAGCATTAACTATCGAACAAAATGTTGAATTTGCCGTGGTGTTGGTGAAACCCACGGCTATGTATAATACATTCGCTTCTAATCAGACTCGACAAGGCTTGCAAGCATATTTCCCAGATGTACCGATTGTGCTTGCATCTCAGGACTCACGTGGACGATTTTCTTATCAGGGTCGAAATGACTTGGTAGATTTCCTTGCGGCAATTGATCCTGCTCGCTTACCTTGGAAGGAATATACTTATGCTTAGTATGGACTGTCTTGTGGTAAATCATTTAAATATCCTCTGTTTAGAATGAGGACAATATAATTTTTTTAGATTCCTAAAATTAGACGGAAGTCTTTCCGCCTAATATAAAAAGAACTAAATAGACAAACTAGCCTCATCATTTGATGAGGTTTTTTGTTGTGGCTAAAACATTTCAAGATGCTCTAAAACGAGTGTTAAAGCATGAAGGTGGCTATATAGACCATCCTTCTGATCCTGGTGGTGAAACTAATTTTGGAATAACAAAAGCCGTGGCTAGAAATTATGGCTATAGCGGTTCAATGCGAAATATTCCTGCTGATATTGTCGAAAAAATCTATAAGAATCAGTATTGGGATGCTATGAGTTGTGACAATTTCCCGTTCGCAGTTGCATTTCAATTATTCGATGCAGCGGTTAATCATGGCTTACTCAATGCCCGAAAAATTTTACAGCGTGCTTTAGGTGTTAAGGATGATGGAGTCATCGGTTCAATAACTCTTACTGCAATCCGAAAACAACCTCAATTTGCATTGATCAATTTATTCAATGCTGAACGTATCCAATTTTATACCCGTATTTCAACTTTTAATGCTTTCGGTAAAGGTTGGATGAACCGTATCTCTGGCAATCTTAAATATGCAGCGGATGATATGCGATGAAAAAAACTCAATTTAAACGCCCTCGAAATTTAGTTCCATCGCCTAAAAGTGTTAGTACATCTGCTGTTGTTATTGAACAATTGGAACAGTTCAAAGAAGAAAAACCAGAGACTCTTGCAGAGTTAAAGCAAAAACAATTAGAACAAGCTGATCGTTATCAGAAACTTGTTGAAGAACTTCAAGCAAAGATTGCTGAACAAGAACAAATGTTAAAGTCAATCTTAGGTGAACTCAGTGTGAACAATAGATTTTTTGTCAAAAATTGGCATACCGCATGGAAATGGATTTCTACGTGGGCATTTGGTTTGATCGCTTATGTTTCTGTAGCTGGAATTCCACCAGAAGTACTCGCATTAGTCCCTGAAGCATCTCAAGCAAAAGTTACTGCTGTACTCGCATTACTTGGCTTTATTGGTCGTTTTATTAATCAAAGCCGAGGGAAATAATGCAGCCAACTTATCTAGTCATTGCTTTAAGTCTCATTAGTTTTTTATGCAATTTCGGGCTTGGCGTTTATGTGTTTGTTTCAAATAGGCAAACAGCTAAGGATAAGGAATTACAGGAAACAAAAGAGCGTCTAACTAAAGTTGAAGAACGTGTTCGTAATATGCCTGATCACATTGTAATTAGTGATATGGCTGGTGATATGAAAGCACTCAAGGAGCAAGTTGCGGGGTTAAAGGATGTTATATCCCCTTTAGCCAAAGCGGTAGACCGCGTGAATGATTATCTACTGAATACTAAGGATTAAAACATGAGTTTCAAAGATCATTTAATTGAAGATATGCGTTTGGTTGTATTGCGCTCGTTGTCTGAAATGCCGCAGTACCGTTCTAATTCTTCAGTGTTGCATAGTTTTATCACTCGTTATGGACATGGTTTTAGTCGAGATCAATTACGTACTCAACTGAATTGGTTAACTGAACAAGGTTTAATTGTGATTGAAGAAAATTTAGATTCAGTGTTGGTCGTTAAGCTGACTGAGCGTGGCTGTGATGTTGCAAATGGTCTTGTTCTCACACATGGCGTAAAACGTCCTTCTGCTGGATAGGTGAAGCATGTCTAAGTCTTTTATGCGCAATCTAACTGATGAACAGCGTCAGTTCATTTATAGGATGCTGGAAGAAGATAAACTGACATTGAATGAAATGTTGGATGAAATTCGTGCTGAATTTCCAGCTGATTGCATTCCTAGCCGTTCTGCACTTGGGCGAGAAAAACAGAACTACATCGCTGAAGCTAAAGAGTTTCGTCAAATTGCTGCTATGTCAGAAGTTTTGGTTAAAGAATTTGGTGAAGATCCTGATGATAAAGGCGGTATGTTGCTTGCTCAAGCGGTTCAAGCTGTTGTCACCAAGCGTGCAATGGACGAGTTGACCAATACTGGTGATGATCCGCTCAAGCCACAAATGGGTATTGATGATGTGGGAGCTTTAGCACGTGCTGCACGTGCAGCGATTATGACTAAATCTAAGGCAATGGAAAATCGAGATGAGATTCGCCGCCAAGCGCGTGAAGAGCTGCTGCGAGAACAGGATGCAAACTTACAGAAAGCCGCAGTTGCACAAGGTATGGGTGAAGATCAAATTCAGTTCTGGCGTGAAAAAGTATTAGGTATTAAATAATGACTGCATTGAAGTCTCGCACGGACACTGTACGGATCGTTGACTGGGATGAACTTCCAGAGCGTGCTCGTAATTTGCCTAATAATCTCAATCCTTTTGAAGAAGGTGTTTTAATGAAACACCAAGTCGAATGGTTAAAGATTAAGACAGATATTAAGGCATGCCCTAAAGGTCGTCGTACAGGAATTACTTTCGCTGAGAGCTTTGATGCTGTTTTTACTGCCGCTGCGAGTAAAGATGCTGGTGGCATGAGTGTTTACTATATTGGTGATACTAAAGAGAAAGGTCTTGAGTTTATTGGTTACTGTGCCAAGTTCTCGCGCGTAATTGCTGAAGCACAAGGGCAAATTGTCCAGATTGAAGAGTTTCTCTTTGAAGACCAAAACGACAAAGGTGAAACACGGCAGATCACCGCCTACCGTATTCGCTATGCTAGTGGTTTTCAGATTGTGGCTTTATCCAGTCGCCCTGAAAACATTCGTGGTTTGCAAGGGAAAGTTGTGATTGATGAAGCAGCCTTTCACCCGAATGTACAGGGTGTTATGGAGGCGGCAACAGCACTATTAATTTGGGGTGGACGTATCTCTGTTATTAGTTCGCACAATGGAAAAAATAATCCTTTCAATCAGTTTGTAAAAGATATTGAAAATGGAGTATTTGGAGAGGATGCTAAAGTCCATGTGGTGACTTTTGATGATGCTGTAGAAAACGGTTTGTATGAGCGTGTTTGCTTTATGCAAGGGAAACAAGCAACGCTGGAAGGAAAGGAAAAATGGTATAAGAAAATCCGTAAAGCTTATGGTAGTCGTAAGGCTGCCATGCGTGAGGAACTCGATGCCATTCCACGTGATGGATCTTCAGTTTGTCTGCCTACGTTATGGGTTGAACGAGCGATGACTGAAGCACGTACAGTTTTGCGTTTGAGTCTTGGCGATGACTTTACTGAATTAACTCCTGATGAGCGTGATGCATTTATTGATGATTGGATTCAACGCTACTTAGAACCAGAACTGCAAAAACTAGATAGGACAAAACAGCACTGCGCTGGACAAGATTATGCGCGTCATCGTGACTTTAGTTTTATTCTGCCATTCTACATTGCTCAAGATTTACGACGGATCGCCCCATTTGTGATTGAGATGCACAAAGTCCCATCTAGGTTACAGCAAAAAGTTCTTTGGTATATGTTGGATCGTTTACCACGCTTTGGTGGTATCGCAATGGATGCGACTGGTAATGGAGAAACATTAGCTGAAAACACTGCTGAGAAATACGGTGAGCATATGGTGCATCAAATTAAACTAAGCCGTGCGTGGTATGGTTTGTGGACTCCAAAATTGGTCACTGCATTTGAAGAAGATATGATTGATCTGCCAATTGATGCTGATTTGAAGAATGACTGTTCTGCAATTGAAGAGGTGGACGGCATTTATATGGTATCAAAAGCACGCGCTAAGGATATTAAAGACCCTGAGTTGTATCGTCATGGTGATGGTGCAGTTGCAATGATTTTAGGATGGTTTGCGAGTCTGCACCTATCAAGTCCAATTGAATTTATGGGACTTCCATCTCGTGAAGAAAATCGAGATGCTGATGATTGGGATGAGTTTTATTCAGATGTCGGCTGTTGGTAGTTTTCTGATTTTAATTTTTTAAATTTGCGTAAAAACTCCAATGCCAAGCCATATGCCATTTGCAACTTTGGTTCTTCTGCAAGGCTTGGTAAGAGTTCTTCAATAAAATAAAGCATCTCATTTATTTTTTCCTGATTGACTTCATATCCAACGGCAAAGGCTTCATAGAGTGAAGTCTCCAGCATTTGGTCAAATGCGAGGTCTTTATTCTCTGTTGTGTCTTTAATATTTGATGCAATTTTATTTTGATTGACCAAATATGCAATTTTAGTTTGGCTCATGGTGGTCTCTTTAAAATAAATGGAATAGTTTCCGCCTAATCTTTTTTATTAAAAGCTTTAATGTAAAGATACTTTTAGAAAAAAGGTTTCATAAAGATGGTAATCCAGCATACCCGTGTCATTGTGGAAATTAATCATGATGTGCAATTTTCAAGGTTTCAAGATGGGGATCAAAAAGGTGGTGTTCAGCCTCTTGATCCAAACACTATCGCAGTTGTAAAAGCACAGCTTGAAGATGCACTTTTACAACTGGAGAAACTAGCTAATCACAAATAAGTTCTTTATTGAGGTTGTATAAAATACTATCCCAACTCAATGATTTAAAAAATGGATGCCATGGTGTAGGTGCAATAAAGTACACACGCCCTCCATGCAACCAAACAGGAACAATTTTGCCAGCTAAGCCTGCGTCGATTGAGCACGCCTGCAAATAATCAATTGTATTTTGTTGGTCTGCCCCAGTTGCATGATGAAAATTGTTTTCAAGTGGTACAATTATCATGTCTTGACCTTGTTCACATAGATGAGCGATTTTGTATTTTGCCATGGCTGTTTCTCTGTATTGTTATGAGGATTTTTTATATCACATACCAGACGGGTTAAATATAGATTTATAAATGTTTATAAAGCGGTTTTAAGCGATTTAAAGTTAATTCTGCATGAATGAGCTGTATTTGATTTTAAGTCGCTTAAATCGCCTGTTTGACGCAATCAAAAAATTCAAAAACTAATGGAAGTCTTTCCGCCTAATTAAAAGAAAGTCGAAAAACAATAATGGTGCAAAATCCTCAAATTGTATGTGCACTATGGCTAAGAAAAAATCTCAATCAAAAACTCAAGATCGAACTGCATTGGAACAAAGCCAGACCGCCGATATTGCTTGGTTGTCTAACCAGTGGCAAGACCATCCAGTAGTTGGTTTGACTCCAATGGCATTGCATCGTCTTTTGACGGATGCTGAACAAGGAAATTTACAAGCACAGGCTGATCTGTTCAGTGATATGGAAGAGCGCGATGGTCATATCTTTTCAGAAATGGATAAACGTAAAAAAGGCTTGAATGGTTTGTCTTGGGGAGTGAATCCACCAAAAAATGCAACAGAAGCCGAACGTAAAATTGCTGAAGAAATTGCTGAGTGGATTGACGACATCAAAGATTTTGAGATGTTCTTATTCGATGCAATGGATGGTATCGGTCATGGCTATTCATGCCAAGAGATTGAGTGGCATCAACTTGGCAGCTTATGGCTGCCTAAAAGTTTTGATCATGTAAACCCTCGTAATTTCATGACTCCATACAATGCACCTAATGAATTGAGGTTAAATGATGGCTCACCAGAAGGAGCAGATTTTTGGGATTTTGGTTGGTTCATTCATCGCCATAAAGCGAAGTCTGGTTATATTGCACGGTCAGGTTTACATCGAGTGCTTGCATGGCCGTTCTTATTTAAAAACTATGGCATCCGTGATGTCATGGAATTTCTAGAAACTTATGGTTTGCCTAGCAAGATTGGTAAATATCCAAGCGGGGCAACCGAAACGGAAAAATTGACGCTATTACGCGCTGTCATGAGTATTGGGCGTAATGCTGGTGGAATTATTCCGAATGGTATGAGTATTGATTTTGAGCAAGCTACAGATGGCGATACAAAAAACCATTTTGACTTGGTCACATGGTGTGAACAAACTCAATCAAAAGTAATCGTTGGTGGAACATTACTCTCTCAAGCAGATGGTAAAACTAGTACTAATGCTCAAAGCCATACACATGAAATTGGTTTTGAAGCCATTAAAAAATCGGATGCAAAACAACTAGCCCGTTCAATCTCTGATTGCCTAATTAGCAACTTGATGCGCCTTAATCATCCTAATGTGACACGGGATCGTTATCCTGAGTTTTATTTCGATACAACTGAAACTGAAGACATGGAAGTCTTTAGTGATGCATTACCTAAACTAGTTGAGATCGGTTTTAAAATTCCACGCACATGGGCACATGAGAAACTAGGTATTCCAGAACCAGCCGATGATAAAGAACCTGTGCTTGAGATGGTTCAGTCTACAACTACCAACGTACCTAACTTAGCTGCAAATACTTACTTGCCTCAACTATTGAATGGTCTCATTGCTGCAAACAATCAGATACCTCTTGAAGAACAAGCAATTCAACTGTTGCTTAACGATCAAGCCAAGCAAGCTCAACAGACGGCTGAGAAATGGACTAAAGACTTAATTGCAAAAATCCAAGCTGGTCAAAATGATGAAGAAATTTTGGCAATATTGTCTGAACTTTACCCAACTGAAAATGAGCCTGAGCTTCAAGAAAAATTGACACAATTATTTTTTGCGGCTGAAGTATTTGGAAGGTTGAGTGCGGAGGCTGAAGCAGAAAATGGCTAACGTACCATCTCGACCAGAGCTGAATGCTTTATTTAATTCACCGCCTGAAGATGCGATTAGTTATCTTAAATCGAAGGGTTTTAAGATTGGCTGGGATTGGCATGAAACATTGGATGAAGCGCATAGTCGTGCATTTACTGTTGCTAAGGTTGCTCGAATTGATCTGCTACAAGACATCCGAAAATCGTTAATTACTGCACTTGAGCAAGGTCAAAACTTGGAACAATGGAAAGCTGCCATTACACCGACTTTGCAACAAAAGGGTTGGTGGGGAAAACAAACACTCATTAATCCAGAAGGTATCGAACAAACTGTGCAACTGGGTAGTCCTCGTCGATTAAAAACCATTTTTGATACTAATGTGCATAAGAGTCTTGCAGCTGGTCGCTACAAGGCATTGATGTCAACTGTTGAAACTCGTCCACTTTGGGAATGGGTGCATATTTCCATCACTAATCCAAGGAAAGTCCATCTGGCACGGAATGGTGAAACTCGTCGCTATGATGATCCATTTTGGCTTTATGCATATCCACCAACTGAGTTTGGTTGTAAGTGTAAAGTACGTGCGCGTCGTGCTAGTGACGCTGATGCTTTAGATTTAAAGATGGTTAAGACATCACCTGAAGACATTGAACAGTATCAAGTGGTCATTGGGAAAAGTAGCTTTACTGGTCAAGATGCAGTTGCGACACAGACTCGCATTCGTATCAAACAAACCGATGGTGAAGTCACTTATTTCTCACCAGCCGCTGGTTTTAACAGTCATCCAGCTTCAAGTTATTTACTTGATGTTGAACTCACAAAGCGAGCAGCGGATCTGCTAGGTGCAGATAAAGCTTTGCAAGAAGTTCAACAAATGCTACTCAGCCAGCCACGACTCAAGGCACATGAGGCATTTGTTAGGAATGCGATTAGTTTTGGCAAGCAACAAAATAAGACGAGTACTGTTGGTTTAGTTGATATGCAAGATATTCAGTTCTTGGTTGATAAAGGAGTTGTGATTGAAAGTCCGATTCTTACGATTTCAGATCATTTGCTAGTAGGTCAAAAAGCTCAGCGTCATGGTGCAGCTGGTAATGCTCCAACGTTAAATGAATGGATGGCTTTGCCTAAGCTTATCCCTATAGCTCAACAAGTCATTTGGGATGTAAATAATGAAAGTATGTTGTATTTATTGCCAGCGCTACAGAAAAATGCACCCAACGAAGTGATTAAGTTATCAATAAGATCAAAAAATGGTGTTATGGAAATTGTGAGTATTTTTAAGATTAAAGATGATGTTGTTGCAGGAAGCTTGCAAGGAGGTCTTTATGAAAAGATTAGATAGATGCGAGATGGCGGCTGACTTGCACAGCATAATACATAGCTTTCGCCTGTAACCGTTCTATTTGGAAACTGCCATCTCATAGGAATAGTATAAATTATGAGCGCTATACAAATCAATGATCAAGCTCTAATTGATCGCTTGCATTTGGTTGCAAGCCGTTTATTTGACACCAGCCCATTAGCCGCTGCGATTGCTGGAACGTTTGCAACGGTAACCGATGACAACTTCGACATGGGTGGTCGACCTGAATGGGCTGGTCGATCTGCTGTGACCTTAAAAATCTATGAGCGTAAAGGCATTAAATACAGTGGGGTTTTACAAGCTTCAGGAAGCTTAAGAGCCAGAGTCGTTACCAGTCACACTCAGGATGAGGCAGTAATTAGTAATAACATGCCTTATGCAGCAGCGATGCATTTTGGGATCAAACAAGGTGCTTCAGGTAAAACTTCTCGCGGTGCACCGATTCCGTTTGGTGATATTCCAGCTCGTCCATATATGCCGATGGATGCTGAAGGCAATATGCAATCTGAAGCAGAGCGTGAAGTTTTTCTAGATGTTGATCACTACTGGCATAAAATATTTAATCCATAAAAATAAACGGAAGTCTTTCCGCCTAATAATAAAAAACTGACAGTGCGATGCTGTCAGCATGAAAAAGACCTTATTAGTAGCCGCGTGCTCATTCGCTCTAGATGCGACATCACCACACCTTGTACTAATTCCTGAAGGAATCTTTCGAGGTATCGATGGTCGTCCAACTGATGCACCACACTGGATATTAACGCCAGAACGTGGTCGTCAAATTGCTGCCGCATTAAATCAACGTTCTATCGACCTAGTGGTTGACTATGAACACGCGACTTTAAAAGCTCAAGAGTCTGGTGATCCTGCACCAGCATCTGGTTGGCTTAAGCCAACGGGATTTCAATATATTGATGGAGTTGGATTATGTAGCACTCTCTTTGAATGGACGGAAAAAGCAAAAGGATACATTGAGGCTAAGGAATATAAATACACTTCGCCTGTTTTCTTCTACAACAAAGCTGGTGAAATCCTCGGACTTCATAGCTTCGCCTTAACCAATACCCCAAATTTAGACACCTTGCCCGAAGCACGTCTTGCTGCTGCGGCTCAGGACTTTTTGTCTCAACAATCCGATGAGGACTCAATAATGAAAGAGTTTTTAGAACTCATGCGTAAATGTCTGGGGCTGCCCGAAACAGCAACAGAACAAGAGTTATTAACTGCTGCAAATAGTGCATTTGCGAAAATGGATGGTGCTTTTGGAACGACTTTAATTGCTGGTCAGGCGCTTTCTATTGCAATTGATAAGGCTATTGAAGTAAAGACAGCTGCTAATAGCCAAGCGCCTGATCTGACCCAATATGTACCAATTTCGGTTTATCAAGAAGCGATTGCCAGTGCTACTGCTGTAGCTGCGAATGCCGCAAGCAAGGAATTAGATGATTTGATTATTGCTGCTTGTGCAGATGGACGATTAACGGGTGAAGCAACAGTTAATTGGGCAAAAGAACAGGCAAAGACCAATCCTGAGTTTATTAAAAAACATATTGAAAGCTTGCCAAAAATTGCCGCTTTGTCTCAGAAGCAAACGACTACAACCAATATTGCTGCAAATAGTCAGCAAGGTAACGGGCAACAACAATTTACCCCTGAAGCGCTGGCAGTTGCAGCTCAAATGGGTGTTGATTTAGGAGCACAACAATAATGGGCAGCATTTTAAATCAAGATGAGCGTCAAACCCCTTTACGTGAATTGGGGTTATTTAGTGTGCCAGTAAAAGCTGGTGTTGTAATTCTAGCTGGATTTGCAGCAGCAGTTGATGCAACTGGATTTGCTGTTCCTGTAACTGCCGCTACAGGATTGACCTATTTAGGTCGTTATGAAGACAGTGTTGATAACACTGATGGTTCAGATGGTGATGTGTACGTACTAGTCCGAAATGCTTGTGCTTTTCAGTTTGCAAATAGTGCAACTGATCCCGTGACACAGGCATCTTTTGGAAAGCCTTGTTATTTAGAAGATGGTGAAACTGTTGCTGAAACAGATGCTACAGGAACGCTCTCTCCAGCAGGTCGCGTAGTTGGTATTGATGAAAATGGAGTATGGGTAGAATGAACGTAAATGGTGCAGCACTTAATGCAATTTTCTTAAACCTCAGTAAAGTTTTTAATCAAACTTTTAATGAAGTTCCTGTTGAATATGCCTCTATTGCTATGACTGTTCCAAGCAATGGTGCTTATGTGGATTATCGTTGGTTGGCTAACTTTCCTCAGATGAAAGAATGGATTGGTAAAAAACATATTACCAAGCTAGCCGAATACGACTATGTGATTCGCAATAAAGATTTTGCAGCAACAATCGAAGTCCGTCGTAATGATATTGAAGATGATCAGTTAGGTATTTATAAACCACAGGCTGAATCTGCGGCATGGTCAGCAAAACAGCATCCTGATGAGTTGGTCTTTGAAGCCGTGAATAACGCTTTTGTTGCAAAGTGCTTTGATGGTCAACCTATGATTTCAACGAGTCACAAGGTTGGGAAAACCAATGTTAGTAATAAAGGTACAAAAAAACTTTCCATTGAAAATTTGGCAAAAGCTCAAGCTTCATTCGGTGCTGCACGTACGGCAATGCGTAAGTTTAAAGATGAGTCTGGTCGTCCTTTAAATATCACACCAAATGTGCTGTTAGTCCCAGCTGCACTTGAAGATATTGCAAACGCATTAATGACCATTGATCGTTTGGAAGATGGCAAGCCAAATCCATACAAAGGTACAGCCAAAGTACAAGTGTCGGCACGTTTGACTGATGACAATGCGTGGTTCTTGCTCGATACCACTAAACCTGTTAAGCCCTTTGTATATCAGGTGCGTAAGAAACCTGTATTTGTGCAGCAGACGAGTATGGAGTCGCCATCTGTATTTATGGAAGGTGTTTTTTACTTTGGTGCTGAAGCACGTGGGGCTTCAGGTTATGGCTTCTGGCAAACGGTTTACGGATCGACTGGTACGGAGGCATAAACCATGTATGTAACGGTAGATGCGATGGTTAGAAAGTTTGGTGAATCTGAACTTGTGACTCTCACTGACAATGAACGTCCTTATCAAGATGTGATTAATCATGACAAGCTTCAAGCTGCTATGAATGCTGCTAATACTGAGATTGATTGCTACATTGCTGGTCGTTATAAGCTACCGTTACAAACCATCCCACCTTTTCTAACTGACCTAGCCTGCAATATGGCTCGCTATCATGCGTGTCTAGGCAATGTTGCTACTAACAGTGACATTCAGATGCGTTATGACAATGCCATTAAGGTTTTAGAAAAAATTTCGAAAGGTTTGATTCAGCTAGGTGGTTCACCAGCTGGTGAAAGTGAACCAGTCAAAACCTCATCTAACAATGTGATTCTTGCAGTTGGTCGTCGTGATTTTGGAGGGCGTAACTGGTGAATCTCAACCTATCTATTATCGAACAAGCCATTAAGGATTTAATCAAAGCACAAAATTGGGATTATGTACGTGAAATTAAAACCTATGGTGGTGACTTTGATGATGATATTAATGCCGTTATCCGTAGATTCCCTGCAATTTGGATAACTTTCCAAGGCAGTAAATCACCTGAAAAAATTAGTCATAACAAAACACGTATTCCAGTGACATTTGTTGTGCTCGTCGGCTCTTATTCAGTAAGAAATGAAGAAACACAACGTCAAGGTGATGCTGTCAGCATTGGTACTTATCAAATGCTGTCAGATATTCAAAATCTACTCACAGAAAATGATTTATCAAGCCAAAGTATTAAAGGTCTTGAACCTCTTGAGCTTGGGCGTATCAAAACTATTTTTAACACTAAAACAAAGGATGACTCTATCAGTGTTTTATCCCAAGAGTTTCATACCAGTTATGTATTGACTGCTTCAGATCGTGATCGTGAAGAAGCAGCTACTGAAGCTGAAATACACCGCATCAACGTTGACTATCATTTTATTCCCGATGATGGAGTGAAAGATGAGTCTGATTTAATCGAATTAAAGGAAAGTTAAGCCATGCCAATCCCTAATCTGAAAACCCCAGGCACTTATCTTGATGTCAATATCAATACTCAACGTTCTGGGCTTCCTCAAAATATCCAGAAGGTACTTTTTATTACTACCGATGATCAGCAACCCATTGGTGAAAATCCTATCATGCCTGTAAGCATCTACGATAAAGCTCAAGCAGATAATACGTTTGGTGAAAACAGTGTGGCTGGTCGAATGATTACTGCTGCGATTAAGACCAATCGTTTTGTGGATGTGCAATGCTTGGGAAAGTATCTACCGATGGCGAAGTCATAACACCATCCCCAAGTCAAGTTCTATTTACGATTGATGACAAGGGGCTGCAACCCGTAGATGGTATTTATTCGGGCACTATTTCACCACCCAATCCAGGTTATATCTGCTCATTCAATATTCAATGGTATAGAAGTGCTACTGACTTGGGTGGCAATGGTCGGGTTGCGAATATCAATAAAGATAGCGGACTGTACTTAAATGAAGATGGTTCCCGTTGGTTTGTTGATGTTAATAATTTGGCGAATTGGGCTGAACGTCCTACTCCTGATAAATTTCAAACTGCGGGTATGTATGTACTGAGTATTTATGCATGGAATTTTGAGGGTCAGGGTCAGCGTAAATACTTTGTTGAACCTGATTGGGACATAAAATACTTAGTCAATGGAAACTGGATTTATGAAGTCACTGGTGAGAACGTTGAACAAAACGAAAGTCGAAATACAGCTTATCGTTTATTGGCAACAGAAATTGTATTTAATACAAATGTAAAAACTATCGGATATTTAGCTTTTCGATATTGGAATTTTCAGAAAGTTACATTTAACGATGGATTAACGGACATCGGTTCTTACGCATTTGAAATGTGTAAAAGTTTACTTGAAGTCCTTATTCCTGATTCCGTACAAACTATTGGTGGACAAGCGTTTGGCGGCTGTGAAGCTGTTAAAAAACTTGTTATTGGTGCAGGCGTTGTAAATATAGGAGATGGATCATTAATAAATTTATATAATTTGAAGACTTTAGTTTTCAAATGTCCTCCCCCTGTATTTGGTTCAAATGTATTTGGAAATGGAGGAAGTGGAGGTACAAATCCAGAAGCTATTTATGTACCAGACGTTAATGCATATAAAGAAGCCCATCAATACTTCTATTTCAAAGATGCCATTTATCCACTGACGAGTTATAACCCTTAAAATTAATGAGGCTTTAAAAATGTCTATCCAACAAACAATCGCCCCTCTAGGCCATACTATCATTGCTTTATCTTCACCACCAAATGACGATGGGGATAATTCAATCATGGCTTGGATTGATCATTTAAACTCTGTGAGTGATGCGATCAACCAGAAGCCTGCAATCCTCGTTATTCCATTTTCGGATGTTGAGGCCGCTGAAGAGTTTGCTGCCCAAGAGCCCATTGAAACTTCATACCGAGTACTTTGTGTTTGTTATCATGGTGCAAATGGTCAAGAAGCTGAGCTTGCTGGTGCTATGGCTGCGGCTTTGGCTGACTCCGCTGATCCAGCTGTCCCGTTTAACGGTGTTAATTTAGGTGGAATTACACCAGTTGAAGATCAATATCGACTTACGTTTGAGCGTATTGAACTAGCGCTTAACCGTGGTGTTTGTATGATTGATACTGGAGCAGATGACAAGCCTGAAATTGTACGTGCGGTATCAACTTATCGAATCAATCCTGACTCTGGTATCGATGATGATTTGATGCTTGATATTAATGGTGCATTGGTCATTGATTATACGCGTAAAGTCGTTCGTGCTGACCTAGCAAAAGAACGTCGTCGCAAAAACACTGCAGCTCAACGTCGCAATGTACGATCTATCATTTTGAAGCGTTTAACTCAATTGGATGATGCTGAAATTCTACAGAATGTAAGAGCGCGTGCGGATGAGTTGACCGTTACGGAACATCCAACAGACCGTTATGCTGTTAAAGCAAAAATTCCAGCTGATTGGGTGCGCGGTATGCATGTCATAGACGGTACGCTCGATGTCTACTAAGTTGTTCTAAACCAACCTTGAAGCCTGCAAATTGCAGGCTTTAATATTTGTGGAAGTCTTTCCGCCTAATAATAAAAAAAGTTATTGATCAAAATAGCCTCATGATTTTATGAGGTCTCTTAAAATGGCTGAAGAAGCAGTAGGCACAATTGTGATGAGTGTTGATGGGCTTGAGTACGATTGTGCTAAGTTCAACTCTACAAAGAGCAACGGTAAAAAACGTATCTTAACGATGAACCGTAGGCTCAAAGCAAAATATAAATCTGATGGCGTTAAGGTTTATGACATCACTTGCTCAGTAGTAATTCCAGACGAGAAAGATTCTGTTGATTGGGACAACCTTGAGGATGCTCGTATTTCAATTGAGTCTCCAAGCGGTGGTTTCCGTGAGACATACACCGATTGTAATGTCGTTTCAGCATCTGATTCTTACGATGTGAACGGTGAAACCATGCGTGATCTGAATATGTTCGCGATGGACTATTTAAAAGAAAGTTTCTAATTGGGTGAATGTATGAAATTAAGTGTGGTCGGTGGACTAACTGTTGCGATTACAGTTTTAGTAAATAATAAACCAATCAAATGTTCAAAAGTCGAATTAAGTGACCTGAGTACAGGTGAGTTATTTGACGCTCGTGCCCGAGCGAAAGAAGGTGAATATCTATCGTTACATGAGTTAGCTGCAAAAACCAAACTTATTGATGAAAATGATGTACAGCACGAAATTACTTATGAAATGTTGCGTGACACTTCTTCAGCAAATTTCAAAAAATTGGAAGAACTTGATTTCGATCTACAAGCAAAGCTCAAAGCCGAGAGTTTAGAGAGCCAATCCAGCTAATAGCAATGCTTCATAATTTGGGTGTTGACTTATCAACTGCTGAACAAATGCCAATGCAGTATGCGTTGGCATTTGTGTCTGAAAAGATGGGCTTTTTGGAAAAACTCAAGCATGAGCGGCAACAAAATACTCATGCAGCTCCAAAACCGACAACATCAGAAACCAAGTCTTATATTTCAACTGAGCGTAGACATTCAAAGCCTAAGACTGGAGCTGACAAATGAGTAATAGCAATTCAACCGTTTCATTGACGCTACAGATTAAGGGGCAACAAGCTGGTCAGGAATTGAAAAAAATTTCAGATCAGCAAATCACAGCTACAAAGCAAATTAATCAGCAATGGACGCAGATCGGCACAGCGCAAGCAAAGTTTGTCACTACTGCTAAGGCTGGTACACAAGCTACGGTACAGACCGCACGTGCCAGTGATGGTCTGCTACGCACTAATCGTATAATGGAAGGTGTTTTACGCCAGCAATCTATTCAAACTAGAATTCAAAGCCAACAGTTCAAACAACAGCAAGCCACAGTACAGCGTCTAACTAATTTAATACATCAACAGCAGCAATCGGCTCAACAACTTGCTAAATGGATGAAACAGGTTGAATCATCTAGTAAACAGACACATCAGCAGACTCAACAGACCTTTTCTCTCTGGCAAAAAGGTGCGGCACTAGCAACAGGTTCTATAGCAGGTGGTGCGATTGTTTCTGGTGCTTTGCAGAAACCACGTGATTACGCTCAATTAATGACATACGTAACAACCACAGCTACTGCTGGACAGAATCTATCAACTGACCAGCGTTTAGCTAAGCAAACAGTATTTGAAAGTTTTGTGAAGGATGCGGTACGCCAAGGTGGTGGTAAACGTGAAGATGCAGCGGCAGCTTTAAATGAGCTAATTACTTCAGGTAAATATAATGAAAGTAACGTGGCGAAAGCTTTGTTAGGTTCTTCAAAGACAGCTTTTGCAGCAGGTGCTGATGCTGTTGATGCAGCTAAAATGACCATTGCAATGCAGAATTTTGGGATAAAAGATATAGAACTTGGTCAAGACCGTGCAATGCGTGCAGGACAAGTTGGTAGTTTTGAGTATAAAGATTTATCGAAAGTATTGCCTGGTCAAATGGCGATGGCAAAAGCTTTTGGTTATTCAGGTGATCAAGGTCTTATTAAACTGTTAGCTCTAAACCAAGTTGCTAAAAGTACAGCAGCTGATAGTTCTGAGGCTGGCAATAATGTTGTTAATTTACTTCAAAAATTATCAGCTAGAGAATTAGCAGATACCCTAGCTGATAAAGTTTCAAATACAGATGGTTTACCAACGAAACTATCCATAAATAAAAAAGGTAAAGTTGTTGGGAAAGAGTTTGACTGGGCGACATACTCAATCCAGCAAAGAGATAAAGGAATCTACGGTGTAGAAGCTTTTGTGAAATTACTTGAACATCAATTACGAGGAAATGCTGATTATACTCGACTTCAAAAAGAAGCTTTCGCAGCAAATACACCAGAAGCACGCAAGTCTAAACTAGAAGATATGAGTAATATTGCTATGGGTAGCGAGTTAGGGCAATTTATTGCGGATAGACAAGCATTATTAGCTGCGATGGCTGCTGTTTATAATAAAGATCAAATAAAAAATATCGAAACTGAAGTTAGAGGTGCAAAAGGCACTCGTGATAAAGATTTAGCTGTAATACAAAAAACAGAATGGGCTAAAGATATGGCGATGGAACAAGAAAAGTTGTTTGCTCAGTCGAAGGCTTATAATGCTATTTCTGAGGCATTAGGTAACGCAAAAGATAAAATTATTGACTGGGCTAGAGGAAATGAAGATTTAGCTGCCATAACCTATGGTGCAACTGTTGCTATTGCTGGTTTAGGAGCTGCCGCAGGGGTAGCTGCATTTGCTATGCGTAATAGTAATGTTCCTTTACCTAAAGGTACTGTTACAACAGCGGGTACAGCTACATCAAAAGCAGCTAATATTGCTAAAACTGCTGGTGTGGCAGCTGCTGGTTATGTTGGTTATGAACTATTTAAACCACTTGATGATCTGATATATGGAAAAATTGCTGGTTTGTTCGGTGCGTCAGAAGATAAACCTGATTTTGTTAAAATGGCAATTGAAAAAAGCCAAGAGCAAAAAGCTGTATTAGAACAACAAAATCAACTTATTGAGAGACAGAATCAATTAAGTGCTGATATGGTAAATAAACTCAACTCTTTGATTTCTGTTACTCAACAAAATAAGCCAGTTATCAATATGGGTGGCTCATTGATGGATCAAATCTCACAACATGCTCGTAATGAAGAAAAGCGTCATGGTGTAGACTTACTATCATATGGTCAAAAATAAATGGAAGCCTTTCCGCCTAATACAGACACTTAGTTTTTCACACAATAAACCTCATAAAAGTGAGGTTTATTGTTATGGGCTGGAAAGATGATTTACAGGATGCAAGTTTTCGTGGAGTACCTTTTGAGTGTACAACAACCACTGAAAATGGCTCAAAAAGTCTAGCCGTTAAACAAGCGCCTTACTCAAATAAAGCTAATGTTGAAGATATGGGTAATGCCCCTTTAAGAATTAGCATAGATGCAGTATTTTCGGGTGAAAATTATAAAACTGAAATGGATGCACTCTGGGCTGCCTTGGTTGCTACTGGATCAGGCGAGCTGATTCATCCAGTTCATGGTGTGATGCAGGTCAATGCCGAAAATTACAACATTGTTCATAAAGCTGAAGACGTAAATGCCTGCACCATAGCAATTGAGTTTATACAGGCTGAAGACAAAGAACGTCCTTTATTTATTCCTGTTGCAACACCTACGACTATTGATACAGATGAGATTACAGCCACTCCAGCAGCAGCTTTAGATTCAACCTTACAACAACTAGAAAAGGCTGATCCTAATCAGTTTTTCACGATTGTGAATAACATCCGAAATGGTGTAAATGCAGCACGCCAGTATCTCGGTACTGTAAAAAATACAATTGAAACTGCCTTGTCGCCTGCGGACATGATTGTTGGCTTAGTTGATGATGTCACTCAACTCGCAACATTTGATTCCAATATTTCTGCCATATCTAAATGGCGTGATCTTTTTAATCGAGTACAACGTTTTGAAAAGCTATTTCAAGACGATGATATTGCTGAAGTAAAACAAACATGGCGAGCAACACAAATTGCAAGCCAAGTTTCAATTACTCAAAAAGTGGTTGCTTCAGTTCGCCAAGAAATGGCTGAAAACAAACAAGTGAGTTTTACACCTGTCGATCTTGCTGTGATCCGTCAACAAAACCGCACCCAACTTCAACAAGCGATTAGGACTGAGCGTGAACAAGCTGCATCAGATATTGCTTTTGAAGCGGTCAATCAAGTTCAGGTGTACAAGCACGTAGCAGATCAAATTCATGTACAGATTCAGGAACTCATTGAGTTACGTCCACCAATCACCAAGACTCACATTTTAGTGCCTTGCACGTTGCATTACCTTGCACATTCTCTTTATGGCGATATGGAGCGTGCTGAAGAAATTCGTCGTTTAAATCCTGATTTACTCAATCCAGCAGTACTTCAGATCGGCATGGAGTTGACCGTCTATGCAAGATAATTCAGGCAACGAAATTCGCCTAGTGATTGGCGATGTTGAAATTAGCGGTTGGGACAATGTCACTGCTGATAGTCAGATCGATACGCCAGCGGATAATTGGAATCTAAGCCTATTTCGTCAAGATGGCCAGCCGCTACCTGATAGCGTTCAAGGTGCTGCCAAAATTCAGTTGTTCTATAACAATGAAGTGATTCTTACCTCTATCGCTGACAATGTAGAAGAAGCTGTCAGCCGTGACGGTTATGGTTTGCAGATTTCAGGTCGTGACTTGGCTGGTCAGTTGATCGATTGCTCAGTACCTATTTTTAATGGTCGTCAGATTACGCTTGAAGAGTTATTAGAACGTTTTGTGTTGGGTGGTGATCTCTCTTCAGTCATTCATGACATACGGATTCAGAATAATAGTTGGCTGAAGAATAAAGTCTCTGTTGAGCCAAGCGAGTCATTATGGGATGCGATTGCTAAAGCAGCTCAAGTCACTGGTCAGCACGTTTGGCTTGAACCTGATGGCTCACTCAGTATTGGTGATCCATTTGCATTTCCATATCATGTTCAAGAAACGCTGCGTTTGATCAAGCCACTTGATAATTCAAACAATGTGCTTGATTTGCAATACACAAATGATGTTTCAGGTGTCTTCAGTCAAATCAAAGTAATGAGTCAAGATGCAGATGCTCAATCTATTTTATCTGAAGCTACAGCTCAAACGCAGTACAGCTTTAATCGCTTAAAAATCGTAACGCTTGGTGATGTCGAGACCAAAGCTGAAGCAGACGCAGCGCTCGATAAAATTATTAAAGACAACAATCTAGCAGCCTATGGTCTGACAGCGACAGTTGATGGCTGGACGATTGATAACAAGCTGTGGCGTGCTGGTTTCTATGTCAATGTTGAAACTAATGCTTTAAGCCGTGCAACTGGTAAATGGGCGGTTTTAGGGCGCACGTTCTTCTTATCACGCGATAAAGGTAAAACCACAAAGCTGAATCTAAAACGTCAAGGTGATTGGGCACAGCCTCTTATTTATAAAGAGCAACAACCCATCAAAAAGAAAAGTAAAAAAGCTAAGGGAGCACAGCAATGATCAAATCCCTTGGTGCTCGCATTAACAAAGCTGGTTCACAAATCCGTCAAACATTTTTAGGAATTGTTGCCCGTGGCGGTTCAAAAGTATTGCAGCTCAAAGGTTTTACAGATGAAACGCTACAAGAAATCGAGCTTATTCAGCAAGTCGGCTTGAGCACATATATTCCTGAAGGTGCAAAAGTTGTGGTTATTCCGCTTCAGGGAAAAACATCTAAATCAGTCGTGATCGCAACCACAGGCGGTGCTGTGGTTGTCAACGTTGCTGAAGGCGAAACCTGTGTTTATGACCAGTTTGGACATCAAGTACTGCTACATAAAGACGGCATAAAAATGCTTGGTGATGTGGAAATCATCGGCGAATTAAAGGTTTCAGAAGATATTAAGTCAGAAAAAGAAATCTCTGACAAAACAAGTTCAATGCAAGCAATGCGTGATGCATATAACCCTCATACACACGGCAGCAGTCCACCGCCATCGACTCAAATGGAGTAAATCATGGGAACTATTAATTTAGAGACTAAAGACTATGTTCTTACAAGTTTAGATGCTGCATTTAATGATGATGTTGTACAGGTCGTTTGTCAGCGACTTAATATCCATCGTGGACGTTATTGGGCTGATCCAAATTTAGGTAGCCGATTTTATACATTAAAACGATCAAAAGATGTGCCTCGTATGCTTCAAATTGTGAAGCAGTATGCTGAAGAAGCTTTGACTGATTTAGTGCCTAATCGTCTGCAAGACCTTGTTGTTTCGGCGACTCAAACGATTAAAAGTCGGATTGATTTAAAAATTGAAATAACACGGTTGACTGGTGAAAAGCAGACGATTCCTTATTTTGTGGCTATAGGAGGTTGAAGTGGCTTATCCAGTAAAAACATTTGCTCAAATTACGAATTTAATCACTCAAGAAATTCGCAATGAAACGGGTTTGAGTGTGCCATTTGATTCAGATGCTGGAATCCGAGCAGATGGTACTGCTTCAGTGGTTGAAGGTTTATATCATCATCAAACTTATATTCAGAAGCAGCTTTTCGTGGCGACAGCTGATGAGCCATTTCTTTATATACATGCTGATGAGCTTGGTCGTCCTCGTTTGGGTGGAACGCAGGCTTCAGGTACGGTTTCCGCTGTCTCTAATATTGCTTTAACTATCGTTGCTGGCAGCAAGCTTACAGATGGTAAATCACATTACTGGACTGTTGTGAGTGACACTGAACTATTAGCAAATACAGCAACGTCGATAGATGTTGTTGCAGATCGGATTGGTGCAAGTTGGAATTTTACAGGTACGTTGCTCTGGATTAGTCCTCCAGCTGGGTTAAGTGGAACTGCTACTGAAGCATCTATAGGCGGTGGTACGGATGAAGAAGAGTTGGAGGATTGGCGTGCACGTCTACTTCAACAAAAGCAACTTGGTTTGTCGCGTGACCGTGCTGAAGATTTAGAGGCTGTTATAAAAACGGTAGTTAATGTAAAGCACGTCTATGTTTATCCTAAGCGTCGTGGACTTGGCTCACTCGATGTTGCAATCACTGCTGTTGGAAATCCACCAACATTACCAAGTGAAGCACTCATTACTTCGACTCAACTAGTACTTGATACATATGCTGGCTTCTGGGCTGATTGCCGAGTTTATTCACCCACAGAACAATTAGTTCCTGTCTCAGCCGTTATCACGGGTACAGCCGATTTAGATGCTGTAAAACAAGTGATCCGTGACTACTTTGCTGAATTAGCACCAGTTCAAAGCTATCAAGTAGCTATTTTGACATCTCGAATTATTGCGATTGCTGGTGTGACAGATGTAGTACTAAGTCCATCTTCGAACATCGTGCCTACGGTTGATCCTTTTTATACGAAATGGCTACGTCTAGGTACTTTAACGGTGAGTGCTGCATAATGACTTTAGAAGAAACAACAAAACTTTATGAAATGGTACTTCGTCAATTATTGCCAGTTGGCGGTTATGACCGTGCACCCAATACCAATATTTCAGATGACGCTTATGCACATGCAAAGGCGCTTGCTCAATGTGATCTTGATGCAAAGCGCCTATTAAATGTATTGGATTCGATTCCAGTCGAGTTGCTTGAAGAATATGAGCACGAATATGGCTTACCTTTGAAATGTCAGACAAACGTGGCTCAAACAGTCGCTGAACGCCTTGAAATTGTGAACTGGATTAAAAGTACTCGAAATGTTCTCAATAAAGATTACCTAGAGCAGTTGCTTTCAATTTTTAATGTGAACTTAGTAGATCTTGTGAAATACAAACCAATGCAATGTACAGCGCCATGTGACTCACCTGTGAATACTGACCAGCTACGCTACAAAGTCAAACTGAAGTTACAAAGTCCTGTCGAAGCAGATATTTACTGCATCATCAAAAACTATTTACCAGCGTATCTGCGCTATGACATCGAGGTGATCTAATGAAACGAATTGATACTATAAATGCTCGAACTGATGTTAATGGAGCTGGTAAAAAAGGCTTTCATGATAATGCTGATTTGTCAGGTCAAGATGCGACTTATATTGATCCAACATGGTGTAACCATGTTCAGGAAGAATTAGCAAATGTCATCGAGGGATTTGGTGAGACTTTAAATCCTGCCCAAAAAAATCAAGTTTATATGGTTGTTAAAGGCATTAATGACCGTACTACAGCAATTGAAAACTTCATTGAAAATATTGTCGATTTCTTTTTACCCATCAACACAATCATCAGCAGTTTCGACCCAAATTTTAACCCAAACATTAAATATTTTGGAACAACGTGGATTCTTCACGGTCAAGGGCGTGTGCCAGTAGGCTTATCAACTTTAGAAACAGACGCAGCTTGGAAAAAAACAATAGGCAATGTGTATGGTAGTGATACACACACGTTGATTGTTGAAGAAACTCCATCTCATGTACACGGTGAAGCGCCCTTTAACAAATTCGCATCTAGAGCTGGAGACTTTGCTTCAGCGAATAAAACAGCTACAAGTCTTGATTACACACCATCTGAAATGAATATTTCAGATATAACAGTTGAAGAATGGGAGCAAGCAACAGAAAAAGAAGTGGGTGGAAATCAGCCGCACAACAACGTTCAACCATCTATCGTTGAAGCACGTTGGAGACGTATAGCATGAGTAAAAGAATTAAAACTGGTAATCCATTTTCTACTCTAGTCATTATGCGAGATAGAAAAACACGTGAAGCAATTGAGATTCCTAACAGTACGCAGATAACTTCAAGAATCATCAACTCTTCAGGACGTGAAATTGCTATGTGTGAAGTGATTCTTTGCGATCAATCGAAAATAAAGGGTGGAATTATCTTAAACGTTGATGAGGCGATTACTGCGAATTGGACGACTGGAATTGCCTATGGTGACATTAAGGTGAATGGTAAAAATTCAGGTAATTATTCATTCACTATTGAAAAGAGTATTACGTGATGATTGATATCGTATTAGAAATGCATTGGTCAAATAATCCTATACCTTTGAATCAGCTTGTAACAGAGCCTGATTTTATTTTTGATATTCCACTGGGTTTGTTCACGTCATTTAATGGGTCAACTCAATCCGTAAATTCAGTTAATGGTAAAACTGGCTATGTGGTATTGAATGCTGACGATGTTGGAGCTGATCAAGTTGGTTCTGCTAATCAAGTTAAATCTGAGCTTGAAAATACAATTTCCAACGTTTTAGCATTAGCCCAAACTAATGAGTTAAAAATAGGTACAAAAGCAGATCAATTAGATTTAGAAACCACACAAATTCAAGTTGAAAATAATCGACTCGCTATCTTGACCAAAGCAGATATACAGTCATTAGCCTTACTAGCTCAGTTAGTCGATACAAAAGCAGATCAGGCTTATGTCAATCAACAAATATCCAATCTTGTCGGCACAGCTCCTGAAGCGCTAAATTCAATTTATGAACTTGCAGCAGCTATTCAAAATGATCAATCACTAGTTGACTCTTTGAACCAGTCCGTCGCTAATCGCGTCCGCTTTGATATTGCCACACAAGCATTAACTGAGATTCAGAAACAAAATGCTCGCACAAATATTGGTGCAGAACAGTTAGGCACAGCCCAACAGCTTGTTAGCCAAATCACAGTAGCTTCACTGGGTGCAGCGACAGCAGCTCAAGGTGCTAAAGCTGATACAGCATTACAAAGTGCAGATGTTGCACCTGTAGCTCTAACAGGGTTATTCTCAAGTCTTAGTGGTCAGAACAAAATTTTTGATGTTGTATTTAATGCTTATGTAGTTGGTTCAAATACTGCTTTAAATGCTTCAGACACCTTGGGTCAAATGCTGAGTAAGTTACAAGGACAGATTAGTGCTATTGCACCACCCACTTGGGTGAATGTTAATACATTAAGCGGATATCTTAAAAATAATGCTGTAACTGTCTCTGGTACTAAAATTGAAATAGCTAAAATTAATGGAATGATTTGGTTAAGAGGTTTTTTTACTGCAAACAATTCAATCAGTTCAAATAGTTTTATTTTTTCGCATAGTGACCCAAACTATTTGTGGGATAACACATATCAGGGTTCATTAGCAGATAATTTATATTCATATGACACAACTTTTCACAGACACATCTACGCTAATGAGTTGTCAGATATTAGATTGAATGCAAAACAGATTGGATCAGGTAGTTCGCCTAATATTTCGCATAACTTTCGAATTGTTTTAGATAGCAGTAATAGCATTGGTTCTTTCGGAGTTGCATATGCAGTTATTGAACCAATTTGCATAGGAAGAGCAAAGAATTGAAATTCATTTTCATTGTATGAAATTAATTAATATTCTATTTATCTCGAAATTTTCAATGAATTATCTCGTCGCGCATCAAATAGATATTTTAAATCCGATAATAATTCACTTTCGGTAGATTTATTATCGAATCTTTTTTGTTCACGAATATACCAGTACATAATTTCAATAGCTGACTCAATAATGTCTTTTTCTATTAAACTGTTTTGACCAGTTTTATCACAAAAAATATGAAGACAAGTCGCTAATCGAACTAAGTGTTCGGAGGACTTACTAGCGAAGCCTGATATGTGGTCATAATTTCCTCCTTCATCTTGTTGCTCTTCGATACGATTATAGAAATCTTCCCAAAGAGTTTCTGCTTCTCTGCTCATTAAGATGTCAATACATTGAAAAATTTTATCATCATTATTAAATCGAATATCTAAGTTTAAAAGTTGAGATATCCTTTCATTATAATTTTTTAAATATGGTGTTTCTATTTTTTGTCTACTAATATCAATGAAGCGAGTTCCTTTTGTACTAATAGGCCGACTTAATAAAAAGCGGGCTAGAAAACCACTATCTTTTCCCAGTCTTTTTGTATTTACCATAAACTGGTCAAATACACTGGGTTGCACAGCTACTCCTAAGGTAACTCGTACTTCCCCAACTGATACATTCGCTTCTTCTGCTATACGGTCACGTTGAATACCATTTCCATCCCATAGTTCGTTATATTGACCGAGTGTCTTCATAATGTTTTCGACACCCATTGCATTAGACCCCAAAATAGTACCTCCCTCAGAACTTAGTTGTGCTTTAACTGGGTAGGACTGTAACTCCTTCATAAACGCTTCAGTTGTTGCATCCATAATAATGAGTTTCTTCTTTATTGGTTTTTCAGGTTCATTCTGATAATGCGTAGTGAAATCACTAGTAATTTGAGAGCTATTAGGATTTGGGCTTTTTTGCATTTGGTTTTCTAATATTTTTGTTCTAGTATCCCAAGCTTTTTTTGCACCTTTAAAGCTTTTCATTGCTGTTCCATATTCTTTAACCTTCTCTTTTTCCCAATCAATAAGAGGTTTTTTGAAATGGGAGTCGACACTAGTTTTGCGTTCGCCACTATCTGCTAAAGTTAGAAAGAATAGTGAGCAAGGTACGGATTTATTTCCATTTAAAGTGGGGTAAGTAGCATTTACCAATCCCTGAACTGTTGCAGAAATTACTGACATACAGCTTGCAAAAATTAAGGGGATAGGAGCTTTAGTAATTTTTTCTACTTCTTCGATAGCACCTTTAATATCAACAGGTAGTACCTCTAATGGGAAAGGTTCAGGGGTGGCTTCTACATCTCTATAAGTGTCTAATAATGGAGTTTCCCAATTCTTATTCCAATCCCAATCATCTTTCCAAAATTGAGACATAGGCTGCTCTGAGTTGCTTGGTATTTTGCTATTACCTTTATTATTGCTACCAGTGATGATTGGTTGCTGTGGGGCTTGGCTGCCCTGTGTAGTTTGCTGTGGTAAAATAGGGGTACGGTTTAAGCTATTCATGCCAGTTTATTCCTATCAAAAAGACTGCTTCGGCAGTCTTTTTTTGATTGTATGTTTACGATAGGCTTAGGTCGGGAGAGGTGTTAGACACAGGTTTCAATAAGCGCAATACGTTTAAGGTTTAGAACAGAAAATTAATTATTTGTCGGAGGTTTGAACTGAATACGAAGACGTACTCGAATGCGCTTGTGCTTCAAGCCATGCCATTAAGGTTGAACGTAAATAGCGGACACGTGACTGGGTATCTGATCCCACTTTAATAAATTGTGGTCCTTTACCTTTAGTACGCCATATTTCAAGGGTGTTCTTTTTAAAGCCAAGTAATGAAGCGGCTTCTTTAGTCGTCAGTAAATCTTTATGATTGTTTGCTGAAATAGTCATGTCAAAAGTTCCTTTAGTAATGAGCTATCTGACATGCAATAAAAAAAGGGACAGATAGCTCAAGTTTAAATTAACCTTGAAGCCTCTATCCCATGATAGATACAAGCTTAATAATGTAACCCATGTTACGTAAATATTAAGCGAGGTGTTTGCAGTTAAAAACAACTATATTATGTTTTATGTTAATGCACAAATGATTTTTTATGATTTACTTTTATCAATCCAATCAGCTACTTGCTGAACTTCGGGGCGTAAATATTGCAAGTGCGTAGTTTCTAAATAATGAATTGCTGTAACCCCTTTAGGCACATGGTTTGTCAGCAATTCAACCTTGTTTAAATCAATACCACAATGCGCCACTCCTATTGTGGTAAACGTCCGTCTAAGGTCATGTGCTGTAATTGGTGTTCCAGCAACTTCACTCATACGTTTCAATGAATCTCTAGGGTCAATAATGTGTCCTGACTTTGACCATGAAGCAAAAACAAAAGGTGAACCCTCTGTTCTAGGTCTAGCTTTGAGCAACTCTATTGCTTGAGTTGATAAGGGTAAATAGACTGGATTGTGGTTTTTAGGGTCGGGTATGTGCCACCATGCTTCCTCTAAATTGACCCTATCCCAAGTTAAAGAACGAGCTTCGCCTAATCGTGCGCCTGTAAGCATTAAGAAAATGATTAAATCAATGCTTGCTAGAGTTTCACGGTTAAAAGCAGTTTCCCTTGTTGACCACAGGTATTTCCAAACATCATTTACCTTAGAATCAGGAATACGACTGGTACGAGGTTTTAATTTCACCATTTTCTTTTTAAGAATATTTACAGGGTTTTCCTGAATTAATGGTGTGCCATCTTCCTTTCTATATTCATCCATTGCGTAATTAATTAATGCTCGTAATACGCTGAATGCTTGATTAGCTTGGGCAGGTGCAGGGGCATTACCACGTAAACCATGTTCTTTAAGTTGGTTGTAGCGTTTATTCACATCCTCACGGTTAATTGCTGCAATAGGGGTATCCTGCCATGCTTCAAAACTTGTGGTCACATGTCTGCGAATTTCACTTTGTGAACTTTCTTTAAGCGATCTGTCTTTAATGTAAGAGTCGCAAACTTCGCGCAATGTAATAGACATTAATGCATGTGCTTTTGCCTGTGCTGTTGGGCTTGTACCCATGCGCATTGTGCGTAAATGCTCGCGGGCAATGTCACGTGCTTGGTCAGGGGCAAAGACACCATACTGCCCGATAGTAATACGTTCCGAGCGACCATTAACACGGTTTTGCACAATAAAGCTAACACGACCTTTAGGGGTAACTCGAATACCGAAACCTTTTAATTCAGTATCCCATTCAAATTTATCTTTGCTGATTGGTGCAGGGTATTTGTCGATGAAGCTCTTAGTCAACTTAGGCATGATAGAACTCCTCACCGACATTGTAGTTGGCGATAAATGTAGTATGATTCATTTGTTGTTTCCTAGTAGGGATATAACCACAGGCAAGGGCTATTGGCGTAGTCGCTTGCCTTTTTTGCACTGTAACTCGTAAGCAATTTGTAAGCGATACAGGGAAAGCATAAACAAGCTACATAAAACAAAATATAGCTTCAAGGCATTGTTTTGTAAAGGAATGTATGGCTTACTAAATGTTAATAAAGCCCAGTAAAGTGTAAGTCCCAATAACTTGAAAACCGACGAGGGTGTGAGTCCTCCGTGAGTTCGAATCTCACCGCTTCCGCCAAATGTCTAAATAAGCCCTTGTTTTTACAAGGGCTTATTTTTTTATCTGTGCTTTTGTCCCACATTGTAACCCACATTAAAATTCTGATTGAATCAATTGTGACTGGATGAAATCAGTAGCCTTTGGACTGTTGTTAAAAGTTACCAGTTGTTCATCGCACTTCAAAATAAAAAAATGTCATTCAACTTTCCATAGAGTTTTCACCTTTCTCAGAGCCGTGAACCAGCCTAACTATCTTGCTCAAGATATGTATCAAATACATGGGCTATTGAGTCTGTTCTATCAGGCAATCAATCCCTGTTATCTCTACCTGCCTATGTAAGATTTATGACCTATATTCACATGAGGGTTAGACTAAAAATATTACTGATAAATAAGTAATTGGACTTGGAATTGAGGTGAAAATATTCGAGAATTACACAGAAAATTGATGGGAATTAATAGTTTACTGACTGGGAATTCTTATAGTAGTTTTAATTGGTTGGCTACACCCCTTGAAGGTATAATGTAATGGATGACGAAAACATAATACAAACTGATGCACCTGAGATGGATATGGATAGTGCAAATAGTGACTTGAATAATACTCAATTTAAATCAGTTACCCAATCTATTGATGATCTTGCAGAGGCAATCATTGAGCAATTATTAGCGGATGAACGGCTCAAAAAGATGTTCAAGCAACCTGGGGATAATGACCATCGAAAAGAACGACGGTTGTTGAGCAGGCAAAAAAATAAGGAACAACAATATCTATTACTAGAGGATTTAGTTGCCCAAGATAATAATGGTCTAGCGTCGAGTATCAAGGCTGACCAATTTGCAAAAGAATATTTACAGGTTGTAGATATTTTATATCGGGAGTTTGAAGCAGAGTATGATGATTTTCCAGTTGAGCCTCATAAAACACATCTGTATCTACAATATTTAATAGTGGGTGATAGCTGGAACTTGCGGACTTTAATGCGGATAGAGGTTTTTATGTTGACTTTATTACAGCAGAGTACGCCTGCATTTTTATATTCTAAAGAGCAAATGTCACAGATAAGGCTGGAAAGTCCAAAACAGCTAGAACAAAGAGTGACACGTCTAGGTCGGGAGTTTTTATTCCTTTGGAATGAAATGGACTTTATAAAGCAATTGAAAGGAAATTATTTCACCCGTAATGTGCAAATTCTTGCAGATTTTTTTGAGTGTGAAGATCCTTCAATTAAAAGATTTAGTGGATTTAAAATAACGAAAAGGGATGCAAATTTCGAGTCATTAGAAGCGTTAAGTGATCTGTTTATTAAGCTTACAAGTTTTGCTCGAAGAGGTAAGTTTCAACCTAATACAAGGGAAAACCGTCCGAGAGTTGGATTTGTTGAACCTGATGCCGAAATTGTCAAACCAAGCTCTATTGCGATGACTAAAGACTGGGTTAAACGGTCACAACAACTGCGGGAGGCTATTGACTATTTTGGGCGGTATAAACAAAAAAATATTGTTCTATATCGTTTTCAAATACAGTTAGAACTTAAAAATAGTAAAGTACCTTATGAGCAATTCCAAAAGTTTTTTGGCATAGTAAATAAAAAAGCGGTGAGACCACAGGGTTTCAAGGGGTATTTGGATTTCTTGTATTTTTGGAAAGAAAATTTTATTACCCAAGACCTTATACAGGATATGATTATTATTCTTGATGCTAGTTCCCTCATAGATGTACCTGAACAAGAAGATCAAAAAGCAAAGCTTCGGGATATTCCTGCCGAATTCTTTGAATACATGAGAGTGATCCTCAACGAGAATTCCGAAATTTTTGAAGATCAGAAGCCTGTTTTGAAACTCTTCCCTGTTCCAGTTATGCAAGGTAAGGTTTGGAATATGCCAGCAGAACTCATTATCGAAACAGGGGATAAGGAAAAAAGGGCATTTTTTGAGAATCGTATTTTGCCTTACTTTGTGTATATGGAAATATTTGATGTAGATTACTCTGATGACATTAAAAATCGTTTTAAGCGAGGGCAGAAGAGTTAA